TGCCATAGTGTTCACGTAATCCCTAGTAGATTTGAATCCGCGTTTCTTAGCATCTGCAGCAGTGGTATCTTTTTGATTCTTGCGCCTGTCTGCCATTGCCTTGTACTTGCCAGTACCTGCAGTTGACTTTGCACCTTTCTGTTTCTTCATCTGACCAACTTCTCCACCTTGCATCTTCCTTACCATCCTTTTGACGGAAGCGATAGGAGAGTCCTTACCAGATCCACCCTTCTTAGTGGGTGTGCCTGCCTTAGGAGTGTTGACACCAGTACGCCCGTGACTAGGACCAGTAGATTTACCAGTCTCTTTCTCGTAACGATTCAACTCTGTAATGTACTCTTTGAAAGATTTCATTAGTGCTTATGCATTTCTTGGACAAGAACGTTAAGATCTTCAACAGGAATGTTGCTATGCATTTGTTCTGACTCATCCACGATGTCGTAGTGAGTTACTTCGTGAGTACATCCATCGCTATGGTCTGCCTTCTCAACCAAGGTGTGTGCCTCAGGAATTGTGTAGCAAAGACCATACTCAGTATGCTCAACATACTTAGCACAGATGTGGGTTTTCTTACCCATTGCTTTAGCGACAGTCTTTCTACGATTGAGCAGATACTTATCTGACTTATCGTGGTCACCGTCGTTGTCAATATCCTTGTCTTCTTTACCGACAGGATCTAGTTTCTTTTTGGATTGTTCTTTCAGGTCAGCGAGTTCTGCCTGAAGAAGTTGGCGGATGGTTTCCTTCATCAGTTCTTCCTTCTTGGGGTTGATAATGATTTTTGTTTTTTTAGGCATTACTATTTACCAAAGTTAGGGAAGTGCTTCTTGAACATTTCAGACGCTTCCTTGTGCTTACCTTTGTTAGTAAGTTCCTTAGTTTGTTTTAGAACTTCTCTCTTCTTGAGTTGTTCTGCACTTGGTTCTTCCATAACAAATTTTGTGTACGCAAGTCTCTCTCTCCAACCCGCAGCACTAGCATCTTTTGCGTGTGCTCTATCGTGTTCAAGAGTTTCCTGCTGTAGTTTCAAGATACGACGTACCTTGTCTGTTTTTGATTCTGCCATAGATTCTCCGAGTTTCCTTGCAAGTTTGTCAGATCCTTTAGAGATTGCTCTTGATGTTTTACCAACTGCTTTCTTTGCTAGGTTAGCGCCACCTTTAACAGCACGCTTCAAACCTCTGCCGACTGCACCTGCAGCACGACTTAGCAATGAAGGACCAGATTTTTTCTGTGTACCACCTGAGGTACCCGAGGAACTTGAAGATCCAGAAGATGATCCACCTGAGTAGGATCCTCCTCCACCTGATGAACCACCAGATGATGATCCACCAGAAGATGAACCACCACCAGAGGACGATGATCCACTAGAAGATCCACCAGATGATGAACCTCTTAGACCACGCTCTCTACCTTTGGAGAATTCAGACTTAGCAGAAGATGCTGCACGTTGTGCAAGACCTGATGCATAACCTGCACCACGAACTGCTCCCTTAGCACCTGCCTTTGCTCCTGCTTTAGCAGCAGAACCTGCTTTTGCTAGTCCTTTTCTAACCACTCCACCTGCTTTCTTAGCAGCAGACTTAAGTCTGTCTACTCTTGAAGCACGGGTTGGTTTTGATCCACCCCTAGGTGCTTGAACTGCAACGTTAGGAAACGCTGAGTCTTTTGATGGTGCCTCTGTTAACAACTCACATCCGTCATCAATGATGTCGATTGCTTCAAATAGATTTTCTTGTGTATCAAAATCTAAGAGTGCTTCTACTACAACATCTTGTAGATCTTGTTCGGTAAGGTTGTCAAACTCATCTCCGAGTTCATCAACGACATCCCATACCCATTCCTCGCTTTCTTTGACACAATTAGGAACTTGTTTTCCGTTCTTCATCTTGGTGCCTTTAGCAACGTAACCGTCCCAACAGGTAGATGCTCCGACGTTCTTACGTGCTTGTTTAAGACTGCCTTTACCTTTTTGTTCTTCCACCTGAGTCTTAGGAGTTACACCCTTTGCTTTGATTGTTCTCTGGTTATCGCAGCAAGGATCTGTTGTTGACTCCTTCTCTTTAGGTGTATCGATCTTAGGAGATGCAGCACTTGGTTTCATATTAAGTGTTGCTGCATTCGCAGAGACCTGCTCCTTGAACTTCACAGGCATTGATACTGTACCCTTGCCTGGGACATACTTAGTAGTTCTTGGATTCTTAGGATCGTCAGACTTAAAATCTTTGTGAATTTTATCATACTCTTTCTTGGTCATCTCAAGCGCCTCAGATTGAGTCTTTGCTTTCGCCTTCGCTCTCAATGCTTTTGTCTTAGCAAGAATTCTATCTCTTGCTTCAGATGCTGCCTTGTTAGGACCGTCATATGCCATCGCGCCTTTCTGCATACGTGGTGCCTTTTGCTCCTCTACACTAGCAGGAGTTCCAGGTGCCTCGTCATCGTGCTCGATAACTTTACCATTAGCATCCTTTTGATGATGCTCAATGTTAAGAGTCTTGGGGTAATCCTTGTCACCTTTCTTAGCAGGTGCCTCTCCACGCTTACGCTTAGCGTGAATATTTGCCCAAAGACCTTTCTTGCCTTCGATAATAACTTCAGCGATTGCCTTCTCTGTTGGAGTGACAAGACGCTTCGCGAGATAGGCATCACGTGCCTCTCCCTCGTAGTTATGTTCTGCGTACTCAACAACGTAAGTAACTGATTGTACGTCTGAAGGTGAATACTTCAGCAGTTTCGAAGTAATTTCTAAATCCATCTGTCGAAAATTTGCGTAATACTATTTAGTTGACCCTATTTTTCTGAAGTCACTGAACTTTTTGACCATCTGTCCAGGGGTCATTGCCTGAACCGCGTGTCTATATGTATCAGTGCCGACCTTCCAGTCGTTACCACTGCCATCGTCTGCTGACTTATGCAGTTCCTTCACTTCCATAATGGAAGTTAACCAGACATTAAATTTATATTTTTCTGGTGTTTCAAAGATTACATAATTTGTTCCTTTCTTGACGATAGTTCCTCTGACACCTGTGTCCAGATGTTCAACAATAGAACCAACAGAAAAGACTTTATCTTCAAAGAACGCTTCACGGAGGTTCTCTGCATCAAGTTTAGGAGCGATGTCCCAAAGTTCTGCAACCTCTTCCTCCTGTTCCTGTTCTTGAATACCCATACCCGCTCTGACTTCCATCATTAGTTGCTCAGCAATTTTCTTTGCTGACGATGGAACTCCTTGGGCAAAACTTTCTAAGTCACCTGACGCTGCGAATGCTCGCATCTTAGATGCACTCATACCTTCTACACCATCTGCATCAGGATCTCTTTCTCCTGCAGAAATAACATTGAGTTCTTCAAACTCATATGCCTGACCGTTATACTTCTCAAGTAATGACTTGAATTCTGATACACGATCAGAACCAACAACCATAGTTACACCTGAGTAACCCTCTTGGTTAAGGTTGGAAAGTACATTGAAGATGTTAGACATATCACCATCGTTGACAATAGCATCAGAATGTTTGGGGAACATCTTTGTCATAAAATCAATCTTAACATCAGGTTCTAGTGGGTTCTTTTTAGGATCCACAGTACGTGATGGATAGATTCTATAGTTGTCAGCGTTCTGTTCAGATACAGTGTCCAGTAGTTTCTCGTGACCAACAGTAGGAGGATTGAAACGTCCAAAGGTTAGAGCAATATGTCCTAAACCTTCACCACTATTGATATGCTCGTCTTCTGCTGCACCCTGTTCAGCACCTTGTTGTGCTTTTGCTGCCTCATCAGGAGATACAGGCACCAAACGATTTCCTCCTTCAGACTTCGCAACGATATTACCCTGCCTGTCAGCATAGTATCCGTGTCCGACGTGTTGGAGTCCTCTCTTAGCAGCAACTTCACCTGCAGCGGTGCGTGCCTCAGTTATAAACTGACTGAACTTCATTGATATACTGGTGTTTTCCATATCTATTTATCAACCCCAATTTTTTTCTACTGTGAAATTCGCTCTAGAGAACTCCAAACGGTCTACAAGTTTGAGTGCAGAACCTGATTTGATTGCAACAAAACCCTCTGGTGCAGTTACCCTATAACCATTATCAGTCTTGATATATGTACCAATGTCCTGCACTTTTCCAAGTTGTTTGATGACTACAGTCTTTGCAGCGATCAGATTCATATAAGATGCGACAGTCATATAGACAGCACGTGCATTTTGCTTCAAGAATCTAAGACCATTCTGTTTAATAGTCTCATATTTTTTCTTAGTTGTATCTGTTTTCTTCATAGAGATCTCTTTGTCTAGTGCTGCGGTATAGAATTTATTGAAACCTACAGCAACTGCCTGTGCATTGACAATAGGTTTACCAGTACGGATGAATGAGTTGAAATATACTTTGAACATAGCAGAGAGCATAAACTTTCCTTCTCCTTTATCTTGTAGGATGTCTAGAAATCTTGATGCTTGCTTGAGAGAACCTTCAGCACGGTTGACTAGAAGATCATACTTGCTTTTATCTGCAGGTTTGAATACAGATGAACCTGTCGCGTCAGTAAAGTCTGAAGAGAATACTGCTACGTTAGGTGCTGCCTGCATCTTGGTCACATTTACACCAAAACCAGGGGTCATATCTCTTAGAGTAGGACCACCTGTATATGATGTATGGAATACAATACCGAGAGAACTTCTTGATACTTTCTTACCCATAGGAGTGTCTACAGGTACAGCATAGGTGATGGTATTAGGCATAAAAGTATGACACTTTTGCTTACCCATAACTTTTGTAGTGACATCACCCTTTGTGAACAATAGATCACCCTGTACTACACCATTGATAGGTAGTTGAGGAAGGAGACGCAAGCACATCTTTAATTTTTTTGCTAGTTCACCACTGTAGAACTCATCTACATCAGCATCACTCACACAAATCTTTGGCATCTTAGCAAACACACCCTTGGTTCCAACAAAAAACCTGCCAGTTGAGGGATGTTTACCACAAATGACAGCAGGGGCACCGTCCCACTTAGTTGTAATATTAACTGCAGACTGTGGTTCAGTCAGCATCTTACCAAGTTCTCTGAGGAATGCTATAGCGTTGAATCCTCCTTTAGAACCTTGGTTTAGAATGTCATCCTCAAGGTGTTCGAGGTGTGTATTCTGCTTTGCCATACCTATATTATACCTCGTATCGAATCACAATGGCATTCTGACGGACACCTGTAACTTTGTCCTTACCTCTGCCCTTCAATGCCATCCTGACACCTGCCTGTTTCATCACGTCTCTGACTGCCTTCTCATCTATAGGTTTTACACCTGTCTCTGTCAGTATATGTGTTGCTGATCTTTCATCACCATTGAATAACAAAGCACCTGTCATACATTCGTGTGTCAAATTATACTTGAAACAATCATATGCAGCAGCACCATCAGGTTTCTTCTTTGAACCTAACACTTCTTGTAACTGTTCATTCAATCCACCTGCCTTTTTTATATCACTTAGTATCTTTTTAGCAGTAGGTTGATCTACAGTTCCTTTTGCGTTCTCACATTTGTTGTTGATCTTCTCAAGGATTAGTTGTAGGTATCCAAGTGTCTGTGCATCAGTTGCACCACCTCCACAATCCTTAGCAGTCTTTGCTAATACTTTTTGAAACACTGCAGTTGACTTATCAATACCTGCAGATGTTAACTGATACGATTTACCCCATTTCATAGAGCATAGGTAGGTCGTACCACCTGACTTAAACTTGACGTCAGTCTTAGGTTCTTCTCCACCACCAGACATTTTTTCAAATGACTTGTAGTATGTTTGCCTCGCTTCAATATTATTACCTGATGGTGCCATTGACTCAACAATGCGATCAGCAGCAGCACGAATGTCGCCAGAGATAGCGTTGATTCGTCCTGCTGCTTGTTCGAAGTCTTTTTGGTTCTGAGCACTCTTGTTAATTATCTTACTCGTTGCCGAGTACATCACTGCGTGTTCAAATTGTAACCCTTTGTTTGCCATTTCGGGTGCAGATTTTTAATTATTTATCAAACCCAATCTGGTTTACGTTCTGGGATTCTAAGATAGTTATCTTTGACCCAAGGTTTTGCAGCGATATACCTTTTATATGCAGTGAATGTATCTATTGACTGGTCGTGTTTGAATTCATCGTACATCGCTCTTGCGAAGGGTGTAGGATGCTTGCCACTCCTGCCAGTAGGATCGCCACAAGGAAATATCTTACGTGCGTGTTCGATAGTAGATTGACACGAATGAATTTTACCATAGCGAAGAGTGTATTCATTGCAAAGTGCAAGACCGTGAGTGATTAACCATCGCCAGTTGAGTACAAAACTGTTTGCCCATACTGTACAGGGATGATTACGAAAGGCACCCTTGTCTGTCTTGTAAGGAGTACCGTCAAGTTTTGGTAGGTCACCGAAACCGTGACCCCACTTCTCTGATGCGACAATAGAAAGCATCTGACAGGTTTCTAAGGGCATTTTGACAATGTGCTTGTCAGGTAAAACTCTGGCAGATGCTATTGGATCAGGATCAGTAACGAAGATATTCATAGACCTGATATGTAAGGTTGGGTGGGAGGTAGGAATACATTATACCTACAAGTTATGGGAATCGCTAGTGCGAAAATTAGTACATAACAACAACAGTCCTTCTGGTAAGAAGTTCTTCCGAAGAAGCGGGCACCACCCCTGACCGTTTACATTACCCCGCCTAATTCCAACAGGGTTATTCAGTCACTCCCAGTAAAACAAGCGTCCTTGCCTTACAAATATATTATAGCATAAAAAAGGAGGGTGTCAAGCACCCCCCAATGATCCATCTCGAACCAGTTTTATTTATCTCCTGCGTCTCTTCCATCTAGGTAGATAGAATACTGAGAAAGAACCTATCCAAAAGACTGCTAGTGCTGCTATATGATTCAGTCTGTTAGGACAAACGATCAATCCAATAGTGACTAGTGCAATCCAAGCGTAATCTAATGTACCGTGTAATCTATACCAAGCATTAGATCCAATCTTTGC